AGCTTTTTCTCAAGATCGTTATTTTGAGCGATCTTTTTCATTGCAGCTCCCGCTTCAGTAACGGACATCTCCGTTGATCGCATCTTTGTCTTGAGTTGATCTGTCTCAGATTGCAAAGCCTTGAGCGTCTTCTCAAGTCCCTCGTCGGTTGCTCCAAATGTTACTGATACGTCGGCCATGATATTATGTTTCTATAAGCCCTTTTTGTCTCTTTTTTAGGATGGCTTCCATTTGCTTTTTCATCTTTGTAACGATGACGGCTTTTGCATTTTCCTTTTCACTTTCTGGAATGACATTGCTTGCCCAAGGCGTTTTATTAGTAAGCTCAACTTTGGGGTTTTTTAGGTTCGCCGTCATGTCCTGCACGCGCCCGTTGTCGAAGTCGCCGGCGTGCCTTGTGACCCATTTTGGGAAGCCTGCGGTGAGACTTCCTTTATTCACTTTTTTGAGCTTCAAAGCGCACGATGCCCATCCGGCCTTAGCGATACCAACCTTTTTCAAGACGCTCTCTTTGTAAGCGTTCATCGTGGACTCGCTTACAAACATTTTGTCCAAGAATTTCCAGCGTCCGATAGTCCGATCCCGCGAGCCTGCGGATGACATCTTGCCATTCACAAAAAATTTCTTATGGAAGGATCGCATATCCGACTGCGACGCATCTGGTCTAAAGTAACTCTTCTCGGTTCCGTAGGCGTAGCCGTCTTTTCCAATGAATAAGCGGACGTTTTCGCCTGTTTTATACCAAGCGTATCCGCCCTTTATATTCATTGCTTCTCCGATGATTCCGAAGATACCAACGCGGCGCCGCGAATGGACGGCGCTCGATGATCTTCCTCCGACCAGATCGCGAGTGATAGCTTTCTCGCCCGTTAGTTTAGCTTTATCATCTAATCCGAACGGCTGCGTGCGTCTTCCTAGTTCCACGCAAAGAAGGCGAGCGTTGAGCATAACGGCGTCAGGAATCGTGACCTCGCGAATGGTCGCGTAGTCCTTCATGATCTGCTCAAATTTCACATTCTCGAACTTGAATTTTGCCATACTTTGCTAGGGTGTCTTCAATAGTGGCGAGAGCGTCAACATCAACGCTGGCTTTATTGTTAGCCCAGGCTGAATGCCGTCCGTTGACGTAGTCGTCGGCGTGTAGAATCTGAAGCCCTGCCGCGAACGGCAGTTCCTCCATGATCTCTCGAAAGCCCCAACCCGTGGCTTTGACTAGCCGGTAAGCATATACCGCAAGCCAGTTGGGGCGGTTTAGTTTCCCGATCCTGAGCCTTCACCGCCCTCGGATGATGGAGAGGATGCGTTGTAAAGGTCGAAAGCAACGCCCATCGCTTCTGACATCGCGCCAGTTTCGTGATGGTGCTTCATGTTCTTTTCAATCCAAGAATCGACGGAATTGGTGAACGTGTCGCGGTCATTTACAACTCCGCGAATCACGCTGGTCGGCTCGGAGTGCAGGAAAGTAAACGCAGCTGCTTTCCAAACTGGATCCATGTTGCCGCTGAAAATTTCGTTGCGTTGCATCCATGAGATAGTAAGCGCCGTGATCGGTCGCAGGATGCGTCCGTTTACTTTTTTCGGACCGTCTTCCATCGCCTGGATGCGGAGTATTTCGTCGTCTTTTACTAGGTCTGTGTTTTGTGTCTTTTTCATTATTTTAAAAATCTTGTCATTTCTTGCTTGGTCTTGTCGGAAGCGTTCTCCGAAATGGCGATGCGTTTTCCATTATGCTCGATCTCGATCAAGCGCGGCGTGTTGCGGATGATATCGACAAGAACATCCCTGTTCGCCAATGCGGCGCGGATGTAGCATAGCGGGTTTTCTGGGTCTTTTGCTTCGAGTTCGTCGCCTTCCTTGGTCATCTGGCGATAGACTTGTGATGCGTCTTGGCCCTTGTCGTTCACGCCTTCAAACCAGAACTCCGTTGATTCCTTTCCGTCGGTGCGCACCAGTCGAGTGACCGGTGGTTTATTCATCTTGAAACCCATGGTGGCTAGGGCCACCGCAGCCTTTAGGTTTATTGTGTGGAAAAATTTAATATTGCATTCCATATATTTAAAAAAGGCGGCTCCCTTTAGCCGGGGAGCCAGCGGCATGAGCCAGGTTGTTAGACGATCTCGGGATACTGAGTCGCGGAAACGGTGATGGTCTTGAATGTGCCTGCGCCTGTGGTTTCGGAGACGGAGTCAACGATAACTGCCCCGCCGGAAACGCCGTAGGATGACGTATCGTTGGCGAGCGTGAGCACGTTAGCGAGTTCGTAGGCAACGCCGCCGTTGATGACCCCATCAAGGCTGATCGTGGCGGACTTGTTGAAGTAGGCTACAGCAACGGTATCGCCGAGCGCGTCCATTACGGTTGCTTTGTCCGACTGAACGGAGCGGGAGAATGAGTTGAGCAAAAGCCCAGTTTCTTGAAGGAGTCCGAACTCAACGCCGGACGCTACGGATGATGTGATGACGGTTGCTGGCATGATATTTCGTGGAAAATGTCAACTTGCGAAAAGCGCGGAGTGAACCGTGATCGTGACTGAGCGTTCAAAATGCCGCTCGTTTGACGAAAGCGAAACCGGCCCGTCCCGAAGGATGCCGAAAACAAAAGCGTATTGCGGACGCACGGCGTTGAGCTTTGTCTTGAGGCTTGTAATGTCGTGCGACACACAGAGCACTTGCGACCATAAGTTCTCCATTGCCATCTGATCCATATCGTCGGCCTGCACGATCAAGGCGATATCGACGCTGAACTGGAAAATGGCTGAGTCGATAATGCTCTCCCGCTGCCGAGTGCATTTCACGAAGCAGGCTGGCAGCGTCATTGTCCCGAAGTTCTCCGCTGCCGTTACCACCAAGGCGCCCTGCATCTCTTGCTGTAATGCAAGAACGAAAGTATCAGTCAGCGCCTTTTCAAGAGTCAGCGTGTAAGTCGAGTCCGTTATCATTCTCTTGGGCGGTAACGTCAACAAGCCCAAGCCGCGCTATCTCTGCTTCGCATTCGTCTTTTGTTCCTACGAATAGCACGCTTTGCGTCGAGATCGCCTTTTCTGTTTCGTCGAAAAAGATGATCGTGCTCCCATCGTAAACGAGCTTCCATGCGGTCGACTCGTCGAATGCCCAGCCCTGTTCGTTCGGTTGAATTATCATGCGATGGTAAGAGTTGAGTTGCTGGAGTTGTATGTGCCGGTTCGTCCTGGAGCACCGACCAAAGTGACTGATGCGTAGGTTTGCGTAGTCGCTCCTGGAAAATAACGAAATGTCATTCCAATCGTAGGAGCAACATTAAATGAAACAGAAAGAGTCGTATTTGTAAAAGTTGCAGTTCCAGTACTGCCACCATTGGTTTTGGGAACTACAATATTCCCACCTAAAATTGATGTTGCTCCGGTGTATGTATTCGTTCCATTTAAATTAACAGTCCCAGTCCCTTGTTTTGTTACTCCACCTCCACCAGTTCCATCGGTTAATGCGCCTGCAATCGTTAATGCAGATGCTCCAGGTAAATTAAAAATCGCTCCACCAGATTTTACAACAGTTGATACAGTTGTTGGTATCGACATTGTATTTTGCGGCGAGAATGTTGCCCCATTAAAGTTAATGGTCGCTGGGTTAGTTGTCGTGACATGAGAAATGCCGGTTGTGGTAAAATTGCCACCATTTAAATTTAATGTAGCCGATACACTGGCTCCAGTTCCACGATTTAGAATAAGGCTACCTGTATTTATTGTTCCTGTTCCAGAAACAGTTAATGTCCCAGCACCAGTTCCACCACCGCACTCAATGCCGGGTGTTGTGAAAGTTCCCCCTGATACATTCAACAAGCATACAGCCCCAGCCAACCAAACGCCTCCGGTGCTGGTATTGACCGTGCCCCCTGTTTGATTGAATGTTCCGTTGCCACCACCGTTATCACCAAGCATCATTCCGCCATTAAGTGTAACAACTGCTGATCCACTTACATTTACTGTTCCTGTATTTCCTGCACTGACTGCGAGCTGGAAGCTACGCACGCCACTTCCGGTGAATGTCTGTGTAAAATTGCCGCTGATATTTAATATCGGATTAGCTGCGCCATTGATGTTGACGGCATTTGTTGCAGTATAGGTTCCAGAGAACGTCATTTCCCCTACGCTAATTGTATTGACTCCAGTATAAGTATTACCAGAGCCAGATATTGTTAGTATTCCAGCCCCGCTTTTAACCAGTCCAGCGGTATTGGTTGAGCCAAGCGATGTGAACTCAACATTCTGACCATTTGTATCTATGCGGATAGCGGAGGAGTTATTTACAATTCTTGACGAGACATCTGTTGTAATTCCGCTGCCATACCGCATCGTTCCACCAGTAAAGCGAATATCTCCAGAGCCGAATCCGCTAGCATGATCTAATTGAAGAGCGCCAGCATTGATTCGAGTTTCACCTGTATAACTATTTGATAGACCAAGTATAGTTGTTCCGCTGCCAGACTGAACGGCAGTTCCAATTCCACTAATAACAGGGAAGTCTGTCCCCTGCGTCATTGTGTTTGATCGGTTAAATGTAAGCGTTGCGTTGTTGGTTATTCCGCTACTTGAACCAGCCGATCCAGTTGTAGAACCATTGCCGAAATTAAGGCTTCCATCATTGATCGTGATCGTTCCAGAGAATGTATTGGCCTGACGAAGAATCAGTGTTCCGGTTCCATTCATTACGAGATTCCCTGAAACGCTAGGTGCATTTGCTAGAACAGTATCGAAGATAAGCGTAACAGCATTTCCGAATATAGCTCCACCACTTTTAATCAAAAATGATATAAGCGGCTGAGTTATCGTTAAATTATTAGTCGTTGTTGTGAATGTTCCACCGTTAAAGTTGAATGTATTCGTTCCGCCATTCCTGAACCAGTTATTGCAACGGAATGTTCCGCCATCTAGGTTTATTACAGATGTTGCAGAAGAGCCGCCGATACCCCAGCGAAGGCCACCAGTTAATGCAAATGTACCAGATATTATGTTTACAATACTTGTCGTAGTTCCACCACCACCACCAATATCATAAGCTGATCCATTAAATGTTCCGCCATTAACATTAAGTGTGCTGGCAAGACCAGCCATCCAAGTTTCTCCATTATTCTGAAGCGTTCCAGCATTGCAATTAACGGTAGCTGATCCGCCGTTATTATCTCCAAAGAATAATCCAGTAATAGTTATTGTTCCACCAGACACGGTGAGCGTTGCTGTTGTTCCTCCATTAAGTGCTATTTGAAAGTTACGAGAACTTGCTGCCGCTGTTTGAGTAAATGTTCCGCTGGATATAATTCCACCAGCATCAAGTCGAACCTGCGCAGAAACAGTTGTTGATCCAGAAAGTGTTTGAACCCCTGATCCAGTCTTTGTAAATGTTCCCGCTGTATTTGTTAGAGTCCCACTAAATGTCGCGGAGTTCGTTGAGTTAAGAGTCAACGAATTTGCACCGCAGGTTAATGTCCCTGCACCCGAAAGGGTAGCAAAGGTGTCCGAACCTCCGAGAGTAATTATAGCGCCAGACAAGATCGTTACGGCAGACGCATCAGGGATTCTGTTAGCCGCTGATGTCGCAAGTGTTCCGGCGATAACGAGCGTTGGCCCAGTATAGCTATTAGCGCCAGAGATCGTCAGCGTATTAACTCCTAGCTTGGTTAGCCCTAAAGCCCCCTTAGCGGTGTTTGCAATGACATTCGGGTATGTCCTATTGCCTGATGTCGTATCGAAGCCTATAGCAGATCCTGCGTTAAAGTTAGTCGTTCCTAGAATTGTGATAACATTCGCATCGGTTATTGCGTTGTAGACAGCAAGCGTTGCGCCTGACTCGACAGAATATCTGCCATTAGTATTCCAACCCGGTAGCGCAGTAAGATCGGTGATCGTTAATACGCCTGTGTTAATCGCAGCGTTCCCAGCATAGGTATTGTTTCCTGATAGCGTAAGCGCACCAGTTCCATTTTTAATAAGTCCTATAGTGCCAGAGATAACCGACGAAAGGGTCGTTGCGGCATAAACCATGAAATGACGGAATGCTGTCGTTGAAGACGCTATTGTGCCAACATTGGTTGCACCTATTTTTGCTGTACTGGAGTCTGTTAAAATCATCCGACAATAATATAAAGAGTATTTACGGCAGGCGACGTGATCGCAGAATATCCAGCAGAAGTGATCTGCATCATATTAGTAATCTGGGTTGCGCCCGTGATGCCGGTCGTTACCGATCCGACCTTTCCTCTGAGATCGGATGAGAGTCCGCTGATTGTTCCGACGGTCAAAGTTGAGTTTGTCCAAAGCGTGACCGCCGAGTTCCAAAGGATTGTTTGGTTGTTTTGCGCGGAAGTCGCCAAGACGTCGTGCAGTTCCTCAAGCTCAAATCCATTTTGAGGCTTGATGTAAATCTGACCGTTTCCAGCATTCGCGCGTTCTACAACCCCAATGAAAACGATATGGTTCGGTTGCGTAGGCTTAACTCGCGTGAATGTTCCTGGAGTCGTGTCGAGATAAATAGAGTCTCCGGACACATAGGGAGAGCCAAGCGAAAGCCCGTCGAGAACGCCTTGCGTAACGATGAACCCGACTTGGTTGGCGGCGATGCTCTCGGCAACGATACCCATCGTTTTAGCCGATGTTGGGTCTCCAACATTCGATGCGCGTTTGACCTCGGCGCGGTTGCCGCTTGCGCCGAACAAGTAAACAACTTCGCCTTTATTGAGTGTTGTAGCCTCGGCATTGCGGACGTAGGCGACCACCATTGATCCCATTTGAAGCTGCACGTTGCCGCCTGCCAGACCGACTTGTGGAGTGCCTTCGGTCGTGTTCCAAAACATTTTTCCGATAGCTGCCGTTTCGGTCGCTGCCGTATTGAAATTAAGCGAGTCCGCAGGAACGTCCGCAAGCATCGAGATCGTGCGAGACTGCGATAAGTCGCCGCCGCCTGTCAGCCCTGTGCCTGCCGTGATAGCCGTGATCTTGAGTGCCTTTGTATCAAGCGCACTTTGCAAGTCGGTCTGATTCGCGAGCGTGCCGGTTATTGCCCCCCAAGACACAACTGAAAGAGGAGTAACTGCGCTCCACTCCGAGCCAGTCCAACCTAAAGATTGACCGGTAATCGGCGCTGCCGTCGCAACTGAAAACCCCTGCAATTTAACAACGCTAGGCGCTGGATACGTCCCGCCAAGATCGCCCGATGCTGCGCCTGTAGGCGTGCGCGAATCGCTTAGGCGTGAGTCGGTGGTGATGACTGCTGTCCCTGAAATTGCGCTTGGTGAAATGCCGGACGATGGAGCCTTTGCATCGAGAACCGCTTGCAGATCGAGTTGGTTTGAAAGCGTGCCGGTTATACCACCCCAGATCGCTGCGCCACCGCCACCGCCCCCCGTCACCCATTCCGTATCGTAGTCGGTGTTGGTTTTCTTCGCGAGCACTTGACCTGTAAAGCCGCCCGTAACTACACCTGGCCCTACCGGCCCAGCTGGCCCCTGCGATCCGGTCGGCCCCGCTGCGCCCGTTACCAACTCGGTGCGGAGAATTGGCTGATAGTCTACTTCTGGGACTTCGCGCCCCTCGTCTTCTGGGAAAAAGATGCTCATTTGTTAATGTCCTCAAGCGTGAAATCGACGGATACGGCGTCTTGGGAAAGCTCGGCGGACGTAACGCGAAAGCGCCTGCCGCCGATAACGAGCACGTCACCGAGTGAAATGGTCTGAACGAACGAGTCGTAGATCGCCGTTATGGTCATAGATGCGGAGTCCATGAATCCGCCATCAGCCAGGCTGTTGTCGCGCCGGTATGTCGTCCGGTTAGCGAGAAAATTGCGCTCTCCGAACGTGACTGCCAGCGGCAGTTCGTTCATGATCGCGCTTAGATCGTTTGTAAATATGTCGAGCAGTCCCACAAAAGGGACGATGCGTCAAAACTTGCGCTCGATACGTCGCTGGTTCGGATGTTTGAAATCGTGCTTCGGGCTGTCCGAAATATGAACCCAACTCTTGCGGAGCGCGGATGCAAGGATACTTGTCGAAGTGTTAATCGTGACGACCTCTTGCGCGTCTCGAATATACGCGCACATATATTCTATGCTTTCAAACTCAGCCATGCCGTGAGCGGCCTTTCCTGCGCAAAGCACGGGCCTGCCGTTTGCGACTTGGTGCGCGATGGTGATAACGTCTCGCACGTCGATCTTTTTATCCTGGCTGTATCCGGTCGGAAAACAAAGAACCCAAGACCGAAGTTCGGGTGGCGTGACTATTGCGGGAGAGTTGAGAACAATCTGGCGGTCGATATCTTTTCCTTCTGGAAATAGTCCGTAAACGTAGTCGCTCCAGCCTAGCTCGCTCGCACAAAAGTCTTCGTGCAAGTCGGGCCATATTTGCAAGTTGATGATGCGGTGAAAGCCGCTGTGATCGTTCTGCGGGTATAGCGGCTTGCAATAATCCACCATCTCGAAAAGACCGTGATACTCCGGCAGGCACTCGAACATTACATTGTGTCCTTGATCTGCAAAATACTTCGCGATCGGCAAGCAACGCGCGATGTCTCCGAGCCGCAAATGATAAACAATTAAGATGTTCAAAACGTATAATATTGTTCCCGCGTTTTCCCTGCCACCCATCCGTGAAACCCGAACGAACGATCCGGCCCCGCCGTGTTTTCTTCAATGTAATGCTCCCAAGAAAAGGCCGCTGCTACGTTTACCGGTGCGTATTTTATGCCGTTATCGCGAAAGCCTTGCTCCATTGTGCGACAAAGGAAAACATCCCCTGCCTCGCCCTTCCAGAGTGCCTCGGCCTTTGCTGCCATTTGTAAAAACTTCTGACTTTGGAGCGTGAATCCGGTATTGCCAACACGATGCCCGACGTTCCAGAACGCTGGCCAAGGCGCTCCAAGCATATCGTATTCAAGCCATGAATCATCCCACAGATGCGGGTTTGCAATGAACCCGTCATGAGTGCAAATAAGCGCGTGAGAAGTGTCGATATAGTCGGCAAAGCGCCCTAATTCCCAGTGCATCGCTTGTTGGTATGTGCAATCTTCGGCGATGTAAACGGCGTCACCGAATCCACCCAAGCCGCAAAGATGATGGAACAGCTTCCCGCTTTGTTCGTGTCTTGATTTTAGACCTTCAAAGACAATGAGAGTGACGTCTTTATTCATTTCTCGTGGAGTTCTTCAAAAATTGCTTTCGCTCTTTCATACTCTGCCGGATCGTTGCCACGCTGATATGTCGCATCGAGCGGGCGGTCTTCAAAAAACGGGTGATGATGTACGATAGCAATGTCACGAGCATCAACAATCGCCCCATTTTTCGCGGCACGAAAGGTGAAGTCGGTATCGGAATATACGTTTCGGAATCTTGGGTTGAATAGTCCATTTTGCTCATAATATTTGCGCGTAAGAATCGCCATGCAAAGTAATTCATCTTTGCGGTAGCCGTCGGAAATCCAAAGCACCTGCGGCTGCGAAATGTCGAGACGCTTTTCTACCATCTCGTCCCACCCTGGCGGGCATTCCCAATCGTCCGAAAGTTGAATGATGATATCACCCGATGCTTTTGCCGCTCCAAGGTTCCACGCTCCGACGGAAAAACCACCCTCTTTTTGCGTCACAGATCGGAAGCGTTTTAGAACGTCCGCTGTCTCGTCGTTGTGATCGACTGCAAAGATGTGCTCTACGCGCTCTGGGTGCGTTGCGCGGGATAACCATAGCGTCATACATTGCACGGCCTCCACGGGCCTTCCTCGCGTTGCGTGGACGAGCGAAATCTTGGGCTTGTCCGACCCTGCCAGCGTTTCACGCTCGATCTCTTCTGCGTCTTTGTTGCGTCCGAGTAAGCGAAGCACCCATGCGTAGAGCTGATCGCCCTTCCATCCATACCACTCCTTGCGGTGCGTCCATTGTGGGAATTTAGGTGTCGGCACTTCGAGCATTTCTTCTACCACTTTTAACGCTTCTTGGTATTTTTTGTCATCAAGCAGGATACTGGCCTCCAGTCCGTAGGCTTCGCGGCGCTTAGGCTCAAGCTCCTTGGCCTTCCGTGCTAGGTTGAGCGATGTTGCGCCTGACGTCAGGTTAGCACAGTTTAACAATACTTCGTAGCGGTTAACGCCGTCCAGATCGCTCAAGGCTAAGGCTTCGGAGCCGTATTTCGCAGCGAGTTCCTTGTTGCCAGCAATGAAGTTCTCGTAGTGCAAATAAAATTTGAAGTGCGACGTCATCCGGTCTTGGTGCATTAGAATGCGGCGGTTGCGCTCGCTGCTGTTGCGATGCCCTAGCGGCGGCTGGTGGACTATCTCAAGATCGCGGCGCATATAGACCTGCACGTCTTTCGTTGGCTGCGCGTTTTCATGCACGGGGCGATGCCACCATGCCGTGTGGTAACGAAAGAAACGCTCTCTCGGTGCGCGTTTGCCTTGTTCTGGAATTACATAATCGGTGAGAATCCAGTCTTGCTCTGGTGGGCATTCCTCAAGAGCGGCGAGCGTTGGCGCGACCATGTGCGGCTCGATGATGTCATCACAGTCGGCCCACATTACCCATCCATCTTTTCCGGCTAGTTCGTAGGCTTTCGCAAAAGCTTTGTTCCTGGCTTCGCCGAAATTGTCGAGATGTTCCCAGTCTGCGACTAGCGGAGAGTTGAGATATTCGTCAACGTGACATCCGAGTTCTTTTGCTATTTCTAGCGTCCTGTCTGGCTTGAGTGCTCCGATTGCGCGAACGATAACAATCTCGTCGCATATCTGTTGGAGCGAGTTAACGCATCGCTCGATGCGCGGTTCTTCGTTGCCGCAAATTAAGCCTGCGACCAGCTTCTGTTTTTGTTTCATGTTTACAAAAAGGATAGCGTGTCAACACAAAAAAGCCACCCCTTTCGAGGTGGCTTTTCCGATGCTACTTGCGGGGAATATTAGAATCCAGTCGTGATGCGGATGATGCTCGATCCGTCGATGACTTTCTCGGCGCTGTTCTGACGAACACGGAGAACGTCGGCGCGGCGAGCTTCGTCACGATAGGTTTCGGAAACGAAAGGCACGGGACTATCAGCAGCCCATACAATCGTGCGACCGAATCCACCGCCGGAGAAGTCACCGCCAACCGTGTTAGCGAGTGCCATGTAGGTGTTGCTCCAGATGAATCCACCGGAATACACTTGGCCTTTTTTGGCTGTGTTTTTGGGTGCGCGGCCAACGAGAACGCGATCGACTCCGACAGCGGCGGCCACTTCGCCTTCGCTCAAGAGACGGCTTTGATCCGAAGGAACGATGCCGAAGAATTGGTTTTGAACCTTGGCCGAGCGGCGGATGCGCTCGAACACTGGCATGGACATGATCAATGTATTCGCGAGCACGCCGTATTTGGCGAGTTCGAGCTTGGCTGCGGCAACGTCGCCGGGGACGTCGAAGCTGGTGATGTTCGCTTCGGTGTAGGCTGCGCTGGCGCTGATCGCTGTAAGTCCGTTGGCGGCGAATGCTGCGGAAGCAACACGGGCCTCGTGGGAGACTTGGATCTGGCGCAAGAGCATGCTCGCGATATTGACTTCGGTGTCGAAGAATCTGTCGAGATCGCGGCGGTTGGAGTCAGGAAGAACTTCCTCGAGACCGTATTCGATCGCGTCGAAAGAATCGCTCGTGAACCGGCGGCTTGTGCGGGGATATCCAGCACCAGCGGCGATCTTGAGCGCATCGTCGTTGAGGGCTTCGGAGTCGCCGAGGTTCAATTTCAGATATGCGCCGGAGCGAACGTCTGAGGAGAACACGGGCATGACTTCTGTGCCGATGAACAAATTGTTTTTGTTGCTGAGACCTTCGAAGACAGCCTGTGCGATGTCTGCGCGAATGGTTGTGTATGAGAGTGCCATAGTAGTGTTAAATTATTGGTTGAACTTAGGGACGTATTCCACGATGTCACCGGCTACGCCGCTGTTGATCGCAATGCCGAGAGTCGCGGCGCTGGCTGCGAGCGTTCCGACGATGGTTCCGTTCGTCACAGCGAAAACCGAGCTGCCTGCGGTAACGATACCGGCGGCGGCTACGATGCCGAATTGTGAAGGGAAGAAAAGTTTGACAGCGCCTTGAGCACCAGCGGCGACGTCATTCTGGACGACTCCGATAGCATTAGCGCCGGTTGATGCGGCTTGCGCCGCGTTGTCGCCC